TAAGGATTTCCCAAAGGACATCTCTTGGGACATAGAGGAGGCCAGCGACATGACCGAAGGATCACAACAACTGGCCTGTACAGGGAACAACTGTGAACTATAGCGTTACGACATGAAGAATATAGAGTAACCGTTAGACTTACCTACGTCCTCTGGCTTATCTTTAGGGTCATGGGGCGTAGGTATTCCCTGCGCTTGCATCTTCTTGATGCTATCTTTGGAACGCTCACACATACTGTGGTAATCAATGGATGTGTAGCTTACTGTGTGCTTATCTTTGTTCTTCATTTGTTCTGTCTCCTACTGTTCCAGCTACGGCAGTTCCTGTGGCAACTCCAGCAGCGGGAGCTACATCTGTTGGTCTAACTCTAGGCCTATCTTGGTTGACTGCTCTAGCAGTTTGTGTTAGTAGACCTACTCTTGTTGCTCCTGCGGGTTCTGCTCCACGGGCTGCTAAGTTTTCTTGGAATTGTCTCTTCTGTGCTTTGTCGGGAGCAGGTACAGTCTTAGACGGTTTGTTAAACACGTTGTACCCGTTAGGAACAGCAATAGAGATTACCTGCTTGTCTCCGGGCGGCGTCATGCCAAAGAGATCGTTCTTATCGGCTATGAAATGAACCATATCCCCTTTGGTGTTCATCACAATTTCGTCTAGCACTCCCCCCAGACCCTTAGCAGCAGACAGATGACTACCTCTAATGTACACAGTCCCGTCTTCTATTTTGATTTTGCTTTTGGCTTTGTCGAGCATAGCCTGTGCTTGTTCGTAAGCGGCCTGTTGTCCTTTGGTCATCTTTTGACCAGAGTCTTCCATTTTCTTGTACTTGAAGTACTGCTCAATCTTAGTGTACGTTTGCTGTCTGGAGTTTTTAGTTGTGTACTTAGAGCTTTCGGTCATCTTGTTGATGAACCTCTCAGCAGCATTAAGCGGCTTACCAGATTCTTTGTTGACCATCGTCTTGTCCATCATCTTAGCCAAAGCAGCAAACTCTACTAGCTCATCTTGACTAAACTCTTTTTTGTCGGGGAACAGCTTACGTACCTGTTGCATCCCGTGGAACAAGAAAGACGCTTCCGCTGACTTACCCTTCAGGCTTTCTTTGGCAATGTCTGAGAACGCTGTAGGGTTCCTAACTACAACCAGAGCATCGTCTACGCCTTGAGCAGATTTGATTCGGTCTACTACAGTTTGTATAACTCCATCGTCCAGCGTGATATTGCTTTTCTGTAGTTGAGTGGAGTTAGCAACAGCGTTTTTGACTGTAGGCACATCTAGCTCACCCACAGCCACCGCCTGAAGACCTTCAAAGTCTTTGATTATTCCTTGAGCTTCTTCGCCCCTTCCGTACTTAATTAGCTGAGTCTGGTCTAATTGACCTTCCAAGTAAGATAGATCCTCTTTAAACTCACGGATAAACGTATTATCTTCAGCAGTCTTGTCTTTCTTTTTCTGTAGTTCGTTAAAACGACTGATGCGAGACTCAGTAATGGGAGCGGCAGACCTACGCACAGACATAGGCATACCTTCTCTACGAGAGGCGACAGCACGAGGGTCCAGAGTGTCTGCCACGGCTCTAGGAGCAGTGACACCAACAGATGCCAACTGACCGCCTAAGCCAGAACCGTAGAAGTACGGCTGTCTGTTAGGGGCTTCCAGAGACAACGCCCGTGTGCCTGTCCTAGCGGCTCCTGCGGCTGGTATAACAGCACCTAAGTCAAGACCGTAGCCAAGACGTTTAGCCATGTCAGGGTTCTGCTGGAGGTACTGTGCAGCGGCTTTGGCTGCTTCCGTGTCCATAAGCTGATTTCCTAGATCCCTGATACCTCTCTTGACAATATCAGGAGTTACTGCAGATGCCGCAGTCATAAGCAATTCAGCAGGAACGTCAGTGAACAAACCAACAGCATTAGCCGCCCCTTGCAGCATCTGATCTCCTACGCCAATTTCACCACGAGAGTACCGACGAGACTGATTAGCAAAGTCAGTGATACGCCTCTCAGCGTTTTGACGCATACGTTGTAACATTCCGTCAGCCACGGTTTATTCCTCTTCTTCTTGTCGAGTTTCGTCTATTAAATCTACTAACAACATTCTGTCAGCTTTTAAAGCGTTGACGATATTTTTGTCATCTTGGTACATATCTATGGCCTTATCCATAGCCGACAATGCAGCAGCGTAAAACTTCAAGCGATTTTTCTTCGATAAAGCCCTAGAAGCTGTAAATAAAGCAGCACCAGATCCAGCGCCTAGTAGTACGCTCTCTGTCAAAAGCTGTCCTGCGACACCGCCAGTAGCAACTAGACCTAAAGCAGTACTAGGTAACATTGCTCTTTTCTTTAGCGTATCCCACGCACGAGAAAACATATTAGAACCTTCTTTAGCTCTGCCTTCACGTAGTCGATCTTTAGCGATTAATAAGTTGTGCATACGGTCTAATAGATGATGTACTTCGTCACCATCTGTAATATCCTTTAGGGTTTGATTTAATACGTTACGAACGTGCTGTCCTGCGGCTGTCTTGGCAGACTCTACAGTAGGATCAAAGACTTTACGTTGCCCCGATGTTAAAAATCTATCAAACTCTCGACGTACTTCTAAGAGACTCATTGCGTCTCCTTTTGTTTTTTGCAGCATCTCAAGAGCTACTGTAGCAAATTCCTTTGCTTTACTCTGTGCATCAGGACTTAAAAGTTTATACGCAGGTTGATTGCTGAAATCCTCAATAGTAGCAACCATGTCTTGTACAATAGTATCAACGTCAAACTTAGGATTTCCTGACCGTCTAATATGTGCTATTAGTTCTTCGTCTGCCTGAGTTACAGCACCATCAACTACTTGATGATTGTATGTATACGACCTGTTAGGATTAATATCCTCGACAGTTTCTAAAACTAGGTTTACAGTTTCTTCTTTATCAGACGGAACGTACACTTTTTTACGGGCCGGGCCAACTTCAATTACATCTCCAGCACCTTCAAAGTTATCAGGACGCATCATACGCAAAATACCTGCCCTAACCTCTTCGATGTTATTCATATTGTAAGCAGCTTTTGCTCTTCTAGCTTGTGCTGCAAGACTTGCCTGAGGAGTCGCAAGAATACCTACGTCAATAGCGGCCTCAAATTGCTCCGCATCAGCAGGGTTCTTTTCTTTCCACTGCGCGTATACTTCGTATCCTTTACTAAGAGCAGCAGTCGCTGCAGAAACGATAGTAGTATCTTTTATTTGATCCCATGCCATCTCAGCACCAACACGGACAGCATCTGGCAAAAGAACATCTATAGCGCCTCCTACTAGTGCGCCTCCAGTTCTAGCTGCCTGAGATATACCCAGAGTAGTTGTTTCCATAGGGCTTAAACTGGGTCTTTCTTGGCGCAAAATTTCAGCCCTTCTCTGGTACTCAGGAATAACACCGGATAGTGTCTCACCCGGATCAAACTCTTCGTAACGTTGGCGTACCTGCTCTGAGTACGGAGGAAGCTGCTCAAGGCGCTCACTAAAAGTAGGCTTTACCTCAGGTTCTACAAAGTCTTCCTCTGTAGCATATCCTGCGGCAATAGCTTTTCTTTTAATTTCTTCCTTGGACGTTCCTTCCGGTACGTTCTCAAGAACTACACCGTTTGGTAGTGTAACATTCATCGTTATAGATCACCCCAGTTAACTGTCTGCACACCGCCTTCAGGAATAGCAACAGCAGGAAAGAAGTTTAATACTCCCTTCTGGCCTTCCCCTAAGCCTGATCGAACATCTTCTCTAACTTGGTTGTACTTTTTGATCTTATTTACAGCACCATCACGCAGAGACTTAAGAATACGCTTAAGAGAACTCGCGTTTGCCGTTACGTTACCAGCGACAACCGCCTGTGCGAACTCCCGGTCAGCGTCTGACAAGCCTGTACCAGCACCCAAGTTGGTGATGTAGTCAGCGACTCGTGTTGCTGCCATAGCCGCATACGTTTCAGTATTAGTAATTCCCTCAAGATCTCCCAAGTCAATACCAAATGCCATTGCATATCTGTTTACATTTAATTTGACATTTGCCAAAGCACCAGTAAACATATCGTCAATCATCGGGAACGACTCATCAATAGACTTTATGGTTTCCGCTGCTTTAACTGCTTTGTCTTGCAAGTCCGTAAAGTTTTTAGCGCCTACTTTAGCCAACTCAGTCCCCATCTCAGAAGCGATCTGTTCTACTTTTTGTACCTGCGGTGGTGCTTGTGTAAGTCCAATATCTCCCGGTTGTTTCCACCGTTGGTCTGACTCATCGTACACAAGACCGGATTCGTTTACTCTAAATGCCTGTATTGTTCCGTCAGCGGTCATCCAAGACTTAACGTCACCTTTTTCACCCAAGATGATAGCATCAAACTCTGCGTCGGACACATCAGCCAGTCCTAGTTCGTTAAACGTCTTAGAGTCAATACCAGAAGTCTGTGCTATTCTCTGACGAACTGGTGTACTCTTCGTCGGTACTCCTTTTAGTTCTTGTGCTCTAATGTCCTTAGCAATCTCCTTGAGTACTGCAGGATCACTAGTAATTGCGATAGTCTCTGCAACACCCTCAAGTCCTAAATCAGTAGCACGTTTTGCTAAGATATCCTGACGTTGCTTAGTAAGAGCACTCTGTTGTTCAGCCTTTATTAGTGCATCAGCTTGCTGAATCATAACCATCCCTTGTTCAACAGCACCTTGACTGATTAGTGCTCTACCAGCTTCAAACAAAGCCTGAGGATTTTTTTCTTGCATCCCTGTTACAGCACCTGCTAGTGTTTCTTGTGCTGTTTTTGTTTTAGCTGTCTGTGCTGCTCTACTGAAAGTTTCTGCGAGAACGTCTTGACCTCTAATAGAGTAACTTTGAGCCATCTGCTCTAACGCTGCTGGGTTGTTTGCGTTTTCTTGAAGCAGTTTTTCTATTTCTTTTGCTTGCTCTTCTTCTTTTTGTTCCTGTTGCCGTTTTGCGAGCATACCGCCTATCCCAGTACCAATCTCACGTATAGGAGCGCCTATTTGTTGCCCGATAGTTTGACCAGCTTGGGCTAACATTCCACCTACATTATAAGCCATTATTTTGTCCCCTATTTACCAGAATTTCCACCAAGGTTCTTCACCGCCTGTCAATAGACCACCCAAGCCGCCTAGTAAGTTACCGTAAATGCCCCCGTATAGTCCTGCGAGTCCTGTTTGTTGACCTAGCATACCTTGTATATTTGCCATCTGTGCTTCTACACCCAGTTCCCCTGCTTGCCTACGTGCAACATCTTCAAAACCAGCTACATTTAGAGCAGGGCTAAAGGCTGACAAAAGTGCTGCCTGAGGTGCGTAACTCTGTTGCAAGAACTGTCCACCTAAGGATGCCTGTTGTGCTTGCTCTGCTTGCGCTTGTTGCATAGCTTGCAACATAGCTGCGTTTTGTGATTCTGCTATAGCTTTTTCAAACGCAAGTTGCTCTGGTGTTCCCCCGTACTGCGCCGTTTGTACACCAGATCTTCCTTGAGCTAACATACGTTCTTCTAGGGCCAGCCTCTGACGTTGTTGTTCAGGAGACTGTGCTGCCAGCATACGGTTAAAAATAGCAGTCTCACGTTGAGCCGTTGGTACTGCCGCTTGAGTAAAGAACTGACCAGCGCCACCAAACAACTGTTGTTGCATTGCCTGTTGTTCTGGAGACAGAGTATAAGTTGTTCCACCCGGCCCTGCTGTTATACCGCCTGTTGGCCCTGATACCGTAAAAGGTTTAAACGAGATATCAGGAGGAGTTATTTGAGGAAGAGGGGTCTTAAAAACATCCTCAATAGCACTCGGCACTAAACCCTCTATAAGATCACTTAACCAGCCCATTAGTAAGTACCTCCATTAATAGTAACAGTGTCACTATTGTCTAATATCATAGTCACATTACCTGTTACAGTTAAAGCAGGAACCGTTACTGTCCCTGTAAACGTAGGTGAAGCAGTGTCTGACTTTGTTGCAATCGCAGTTGCAATATCGTCAAACTCTGTGTTAAATTCAGCGCCTTGAATAATTTTGCCGGGATCTCCAGAAGGCAAACTATCCTTAGCAGCAAAGTTAGTTGTCTTTGTATAGTTGCTCATATTGTTTTACCTATAAGTGCTAATACGTTGATTTCTTGGAGAGATAAAGCAAAACCGTTTATTTCTGACTCAAGACCAATAGTAATAATACTCCCGCCACCTGTAGTATTAACAGGAGGTCTAGTTGTTGTAGATCCTCCAGTAAACTCAGCAACAGTGTACTCTGAAGCTGCTTCGTTAAAGTAATACGGAACCTGATTACCTACCGTAAACTCCTGTGTGCTGTAAGATGTACCAAAGTCGTACGCCCACTTAACAAACACTGTAGCGCTGTTAGCGCCTACCAGCGTAGGCCGTAGCTTCTTGAGAAACTTAAGTTTTGACGGATCACCAAACGTCAACCCCGGACTGTAGTACCTAAAGCGGTAACTAGATGGAGTAATAGTTCCTGCATCGTTGTACTCATCTGTGTACCCTGCGTACTCACCTATGCCGTCATTAGTCCCTACTAAAAGCGTACCGTCGTTCTTTCTCTCGTAAGACTTGAACGGCGCAGAAGTCCACCGTGTGACTCTGTACGCTCCGTTCTCTAGTGTACCTTTGAGATCAAAGCAGTACGTAGTTGACGTCTCTGGGAACGTGATGAGATAGAAAGAGTTTTCAGGGCTGTACACAGATGCCGTAGGAGCAGTACGTGACGATAACAAGCTAATAAGCTCAGTCTTTATGTTTACGCTCAAGTCGGACAGAGGTAGTGACTTTTCTTGTATAGTTCTACCAAAGCTCCTCAGACCGTTCTGAGACATAAACAACACATCAGTACCAATGTGCTGTACAGAGTTTCTACAGATGCACCCAACTCCAGCTACAGTGTCAGCTAGAGCCATTGTTGCTGGACTCACGGCGTTACCGTACACGAGGATGCTGTGCTTACCTAAAATAAGCAAGGCGTTGTTGTGGGCTACCAAAGCCCTTACCTCATCGTAACCGTCAGGCCACGCCTTAGATACATCTATAGAACCACTGGAACCACCAGTGAAGTCTGTGCCTATCAACAGATCAGACCAGTAGATCGTCTGTGTGTCTGCGGAGTTATCTACGATCCACAGTCTTCCGTAAGCTGCCAGCGCTTCGTGACAAAAGAAGTTAGTGTTAGTTGTAGTGCTAGTAGCTGTACCAAACGTCCTGAGTCCGTTTGCGTTATCGTACACCAGAGGCTCGTGTCCACGCTGGAAGAAGTAAGCCTTGTCGTTAAAGTTAACTATCTTCCAGTTGTCTGCTGTAATCGTGTACGAACCGGGAGTAATGTCAGTAAGTGTGTCATCAGGATTAGTAGTCTGTGTAGTCTTAAATATCTTGTTGTTGCCTGTAACGAACACTTCTTCGTTACCAGCGTCATCGTAAAAGTGATGAATCTTGGTAGCGTAATCAGAACCAAGAGGTGTGTTTACAGCAGTCAACAAGTCTACACCCTTACGTGCAGCAATGCGCCCACGCTTGTCAATTACAGCGTTGTCAGCAACGTCAGCAAAAGAGAAGTCCTGTCCAATCGGAGAGTCTTCTGTGTTGACTCCCTTGAAACCCGGAGCAACTAGATTAATGCTTTGGAGAGGCTGTGCCATACTCTAGGCTCCTACGGAGTGTACCAGATGGTTTCTTCAGGGTGCTTCTGTGCGTCCAGAGCAATAGCATCAGACAAGTACTTATCAGCAATACCAAAGTACTCAGGTGCTGATGTACCGCCTGTCTCGCCACGCTCACGAGCTAATAGAGCTACTGCTAGGTGGATCACGGGTTGACTAGGTATAACTAACTGGTCATCATCAGCGCTCAATTCAGCGTTCCTAAGGACGCAGTTAAATCTCAGGCTGTACACACCGTCAGGCTTAGGATAAACGTCTACCTGAGTGTCACCACTAGAGTTTACACCGTTGTACGTGTAGTACTCTGGTGCACCACTAGGCGGTGTTTGATTCAAGTACTTATCGTTAAACCAGTGTTGAGTCTGGTACTGCATAAAGATGTTTGATGTATCGTTGATTACGTCTAGTACCTTGATCTTGTTCTGTGATCCAGTGAGTACGTAGTTAAAGATACCAGAAGACGTAGTTACAGTCAGGGTAGTCCTAAGTCCAGACCAATCCCAAGCGTCTTCTACAATCTTCTTAGCGTCGTTTACAAAGTCACCCGCCAGCTTACTGTACGTTGTAGACTGTACGCTAGATACTTCGTCTTCACGCAAGCGTCTGAGGACGTTGTTTACTAAGTTTAAATATGTCATGCTCTACCGCCTCCAGAGCCAGTAAATAAGCCAGCTAAGAAATCTGTAATTGGAAACTCTGTTCTTGAGAGTAACTGAGGATCTCCTGAAATTGTAATAGGCTTAATGTCAAACATTCCACCGCCGCCACCACCGGAGCCTCCCCCGCCTGTTGTTCCTCCGTCATCACCACCGTCGGGACAGTTTTCAGCAGTCTCACATTGTCCAGTAGCTTCACAGAAGGATTCACCGTCAGGACACGTAACAGGCTCACATAGCCCTGTTGCGCTATTTAGAGCAAACCCTGCGGGACACGGATCTTCTGGTGCTGCAACACAAGGCTCATCAGTCTGGCTAGTGTCTTTTACGTACCCCGGCAAACACGGGCCACAGGTTCCATCTTCGTTTGTTTGTTGGTTGTAATCAGCGCAGTTAATCGTAGGGCCAGCACAACCATCTATAGCATCTGGAATAGAACCGTCTTCACACTGAGTACAGGTAGGATAATCAACCGCCCCGTTAGCACAAGATCCTTCAGGGTCTATACACTCCAGAGATGAAGCAGGGATTCCGTTGTTAAATTCACAAGGGTCTTCACAACCGTTACCGTAGTCTTTTTGACCGCCTGTACACTCAGTAACTTCTGGGCAAGTTCCTATGTCAGCAAATGTTCCATCAGGGCACTTTTCCTTACCACATTGTACTGCATTAGCATCTGTAATTTCTGAGCAGTCTACGACAGCAGAACAAGCATCTAAAGTATCAGCAAAAGAACCATCAGGACACTTAACTTTACCACAGGCTTCATAATTAGCATCTGTAATTGTTGTACAGTCAGGAGCAGAGACACACTGCTCTACTGTATCTACAAAAGTTCCATCGTCACACTTAACTTTACCACAGGCCTCGTAGTTAGCTTCTGTAATCTCTGAACAATCTACAGGACTTCCACACTGATCTATGCTTTGAACAAGTACTCCGGGATTTGCTGTGTTTGTACCACACTCTGTCCACCCACAGTTTCTTTTTTGTTCGTCTGTCTGTGGATCTTGGCAGTCTGATGTTAAACCTAGTTGACAATCCCCGTTTACGTGTGAATCTATTGTAGATCCGTCGGTACAGTGGGTTTGTCCACATTGTTCTGCCCATGCTCTATGTGCCGCTTGGTGTGCAAACGATTGAGCGGCGTCTGGTTGTGGGCTTGTGCAGTTTCCGTCCCAAATGTTTTCTGAGCAGTTACTACCTTGGGCATCTGTTTTCTTAGTTGTACCATCTTGACAGTAGCCGAACTCTGAGTACTCAGTACAGTTAGTCCCCTCTGCATTGTCTTTCTTAGTTGTACCGTCTTGACAGTAGCCGTTAGGAGCATATTCTGAACAATTAGTACCGTCTGCGTCTGCTTTTTCAGTTACTCCGTCTTGACAGAAGCCAAACTCAGGAGCATCAGGCAAACATTGTAACTCGTCTTCTACGTACTGATAAGATCCAGTTTTTCCGTCTTCTAAATCACAAGGATCTCCGGGGTTTACTTCAGGCTCTGGCCCCGGACAATTAGTGCCTTCAGCGTTTTCTTTTTTAGTTAATCCATCATCACACATACCGTAGTCGGGCGTGTACTCAGCACAATTAGTCCCTGCAGAATCTTCCTTTTTAGTAGTGCCGTCTTCACAGTAACCAAAC